ATCCTCAATAAAGTGAAGTGCATCAGGGATATTGGCATCATGTGAAAGGATGGCATTCTTGTCATGGTTCACACAACAAACAACCTTTGCACATCTATTTCCATCCAATCGTGCTTCTTCCACACCTTCGGACAAACCGCCGGCACCACAAAAAAGGTCTATCACGAACAATTCGATATCGGACAGACCTTCTAAACTCCTTAGTATTTCTTTTAATGATTTCATAATCGTGTATTCTTATTTCTAATTTGAATAAATCCCCTTCGTTCTGTTTCTTCTAACAGTGAAAAGTCTTCATCCTTGATTTCACATTCTGTTTCGTAGTTCACGGAAGTATAACTTGGGATATTGAACTTTTTCCGGATTCTTACGATAACATCCGGATTTCTTGTTACCCAGTAAACGGTTATTCTCATGGTGACATCAGCATTTTTCTGGCTTCCTCATCTCCTGCATCAGCACGGTGCTTGATTTCAATGTACTCAGCATAAGAGATTCTGTTATTTCCACGCTCCTCTATCTCTTTTTCACGTTGGTTTCTGTATCGTTCACGCTCTTTCCGTTCAATATCTTTCCGACGTTCAGAAACGTAGTCCAGCATCGCACTTGTTATTTTCAATGGATCTATTGAACCGTAGAACCGCCCATACTTCCCTGACTTAAACCGTGCTATGAAAAAACAGATTTCAGCGGCATTTATATAATAATACTCCGAAAGGAATATCTCCGATAGTTCAGAAAGTTGCTCTTTCGCTATCTTGGTTGAAACTTCTGCAAAGTCATTCAATGAGCCAAATTGTATCTTTAGCCATTCTATCGGTGTTTCATCCCCATAAGTAGAAGACAATAGCCCTAAACTCGGAATGCTGTCATTCAACGCCAGTTCTGAATGGGTTGCATTACATCTGACAAGTTTGAACTGCAAATCAGGGTTGTAATCAAGAATGAATTGTGCAGGATCGGGATATTTATTCAATAACGCCCTCTGCTTCAAGTTCCTTTCTCTTTTTTGCGGCAGCTTCTCTAACGGTTGTAGCGACTGCAAGAACTGAATCACGTTTTCGCAGCTCGCTATCCTGTTGATTTTTACTAAGTCTTGTCCCATTATAGTTTCCTTCCAATATTTTAGTAAAGTTTGCTTGTTTGAAAATCCAATCAAAGTCGCATTTCCAATTGCGGTCATTAGCTCCAAGTAGGAACGGGGATTGAAGAATGAGATTGAAAACACTCCTCACTGACTCTTTCCCATATTGGGCTATCCGGGCTTTTACAGCCTTTTTTCTCACATCAGTCATTGATCTTATCTGCTGGAGTCTGTCTTTGAATGTGGTATTATAGTATTCCATCAATCCGCTGTAATCAATCTTTTCAGAGGGAGAGGGCGAAGAAAGCTTGTCTTTCTTTGATACTCCGTCAGGAGTATTTTCTTTCTTTTGATGTAGAGATATATCTATATACTCTCTTTCTTCTTTCTTTATATTTGTGCCCTCTGTGTGCCCTGATTTTTGTAAAAGTTCGGATTGCGGTAGATTGTTGTTCATGGACTGTGCCCCAAGTTGTGCCCTTAGTTGTGCCCATTCCTGTCTTAATTCATTGATTTCCTTTTCAATACCTGTGCCCTTACTTGTGTCCTTGGTTGTGCCCATTGGATTATATTCTTCATATTTACATAAGGTTATAAGGTTCATTCCTTGATTGCACTCAACAGTTATCATACCTTTCTTTCTAAGATGCACAAGAAAGGAACGCACTTTCTTTTCAGACCATTTCCAACGCTGTGACAGAAATCTTATGGATGCAGGATATTGACCTCTTGAATAAGAGATTTCTCGACCTCCGATACTCTCCTTTCGGGGCGTTGCCTCAAATCGTGCAGACTGAATTAAGTCTAACCACGCTTCGCAACTGCTAAAAGTACGGGCTTCATTCCACATTTCATTCGAGAAAAACCTGCGGCTTAGCCTCAAAAATCCTTCGTCCATAGTCTTAGAATCTCACGTTAGTTAATTGCCTTCCGTTAGAAAATACAGCCCACTTACCATTACCGCTATCAAACAATCGTAAATCCGACACCTCTCCGAAACGTTTGATGTTACCGCATAAATCCACAATCCATCCACATTCTTTAGAAGGATGCGGGCGGATGGCACGACCGACTATCTGATACCACATGGCAAGTGACATTGTAGGACGTGCCATAACGACCGTATCGAGTTCCGGATAGTCAAAGCCTGTGGTAAGTACACCTACATTGGCAACAACAGATATTTCACCAGCTTTGAACGCTTCAAGAATATGTTCGCGTTCTTTCTTAGGAGTATCACTCGAAACAATTGCGGTTCCGGGTATAGACCATGTAAGCCGTTCCGCTTCTTTCAAGAAGCGGGTAAATACCAAAATGCCTTTCCGTTTTCCTCCGGCTTTGGGGTTCATCAGCCTTTGGACGATATGGACGAGATAGCCGTAGAAGTCTATCCGTTCATATTCCTTTTGAACTGACCTATCTGTGTAGTCGGCACCAGTACTATTCCTTTTTAGGTTACACTCCTTAAACTCGTTGCCATTATATTTTTTAAGTTCTTTATCCATCGGATAATAGTTTAGCTTCGCCAAATAACCCATATCCAAAAGAGTAGATACCTGTACATGATAAATGACCTCTGAAAATACATGAGGCTTCGTCCGTGTAATAAACTTCAACATAGAGCCGAAGTCACGGCTGGAGCTTAGACGGTATGGTGTCGCTGTCAGTCCTAAGACTTTGCACTTTACAGCTTCAAAGAAATCCTTATACATTCCCTCTTTGGGGTTTACCAAATGGCATTCATCAACGATGATGTTTTTGAAGTGGGTAAAGAGTTCGGGGTGATTCTTCACACTGCCGATGGTGGCGAATGTTATTCGGCTTATCTCCTTTGAATTAAAGGAAGCCGAATAGATGCTGCAATCAAGAATGCCGTATGAGCAGAGCTTCTTGAAGTTTTGCTCGAGTATTTCCTTTGAGGGCTGGAACACTAAAGTATGCCCGTCAAGCCTTGCGGCTATATCCGCTATGATAAGCGACTTTCCGCTACCCGTAGGCAAAACCATGATAGCGTTTGTTTTCTTTGCCTTGTTATTGAAGAAGGAAACGGCTGCATCAGAGGCTTTTTGTTGGTAATCACGTAGCTTGTATGTCATTTTATATCTCCTTTCAGTAGTTCGGGGTTATCGTAGATATTACCTTTAACTACAAACATTTTGTGTGTCTGTTGAAGAGTATTTTCTACAAAGCCATCCCATCCAACCCAGCATCCCTCTTGGGTACACCATTTGACCTCAAATGAAAGTCCTATGCGATGTTTTCCAAGCGTTGTAATATAGTCAAGTTGTACAATATCCCCCTCATAAATCTCTTGTCCGTTCTTATCTCGTAATCCCGTGAACTGCCCGATAGTATCTTCGTTTACGCACTCATTAAACAAATCCATGCCAAGCCCGTGCAGTTCGGCATATACCCATTTGCCATTGTTGGTACTTTTCCCTCTGAATTTAATTGTTCTCATAATCCTTTCTCCTTTCGTAACTTCTTACTAAGTGCCTTGTAATACTTGATTAGCTGTTCATAATCAAAATCTGATTTCTTATAATTTTGAGGATTATCCTTCGAATCTTTTATTTTCCATTTTAATAAATCAAACTTCCGTTGTCCGATTTTAGCAATTAGATTTACCCGATAGCCTTCCAAATGGTCGGCTTTGAATCTGTTGCAGTGTCGGCATTCCGCATGGCAGTTATCTTCGTCAAAGCGGGTAGCCAGATGCGTGCGGCTGAAATAGTGACCGCAATCGGCTTGCGCAAACGGCTTTATCTGCCCACAAGAGATACAGCGAAAACAACCGTTAGGCATACAATCACGAAGCCGGATGAAAAGGGAAAACTCCTTGTCGAGTTTAGCTTTTAAATCCGGCTTCTTCTTTATTGTTACCCCCGCTTTATCAAACAGAGGTAAAGGCTTGTCTTTCTTCTTAGCCTTTCGTTTTATATAGTACGGCATTCTACTATTGGTTTACACAATTCAACAACTCTTTTACAATCCTCCACATCAAACATCCCTATGTGGCAAACTTCACGTGGTATATTCAGTTGGTTAGAAAGCCACAGATAAGCCTTGTTTCTGTTTGATGTATTCGGGATATGTTTCTTCCAAATCTTATTGATAAGATTGGTTTTGGCTATCTGGTCGAAATAGAAATGGGCTTCTTTCTTGGCTTCCCTCAATTCCGCATTTGCCAAACGCCCTAATGCCAGGTCTGTACCCTTATGAACGCCTACATAAGCCCTGCAATCACGGCAGAGGTAAATCATGCCGTAGGAGTATCCGTAGATTACAGAACTATCCACGTATTCGGTAGGCTTGCCACAATAGGGACAAATCTTACCAGTTAATATTTCATTCATAGTTTTCCAATTAAAAGCCCCGAAGCGTATTCTCCGGGGCACAACCATTCTTTACTAACCCTTGCCATTTATGTGTGGCTCACATTTATGTGGAGATGGGGCGATTCGAACACCCAATTAAGGACTTATCCTTTTGCGCTACTTCTAAGGTTAATTACTCCTTATATCTCACGTACCGTACTTTCTACCATGTGCACCTCTCGAAAGTCAAAAGCACTCCACTGCGCACCCCCATTTTCGCCCGCCCCATCTTCACAGACCGGACAGGCAGGTTAACAAAGTTATTCCATATAAGCCATTGAAAACTCTTTCGGAATAAACCGCCCGACCGGGATAGGTTTAGCAGATTCAATGGCTGTATGGATTTCCCTCTTTCTGAACTCATGTCCCTTTTCTTTGGCTTGTTTCTCACATTCTTCCTCTTTGTTTTTGAGATAGTGGGTAATAAGCATCATCGCTCTGTCAACGTTGAAGGTGTTCACGACAAAAGTCTGAACTCTCTCGTCTTCATTCTCCCCATCCGTGAATGTGATTTTCGTCTCAATCTGGTAGAATTTCTTTTCATTCGGTTTAGATTCTTCGTCACTATCTTCCGTCTCATCGTCCATTTTGTCAACGTATTCTGCCATAGTGATTTCATTTTTGAGATAGGCAAGCGAAGCATCGTCAACCTTACGTTCTTTCAAGTTGTCAGTAAGAATCACGCAAGAATCGAACTCCTTGACCATTGTCAAGGTGAATCCGAACATATAGTTTAGTTCGATGTAATCTTTCAAGATACTACAAGTATTCTCCAATCCGGTGGCATACAGCAGGAACTTATGTTTCTTGTCACCTATTTGCGCTTGAGCGATGTACGGATATAAAACACTGTTCTCGTTCTCGAATGCCAAGCGGTTCTGGTTGCTGACTTCCACTTCCTTAATGCCGTCAGCTTCCATACTGAAACGAATTTTCGCCAAAGTGTCTTGGTCTATCAGCGTGCCACGGTCAAAAAGAATTTCATTCCGTTCGATGGTTACTGTTTCACCTGTATCTTCATCAATGAAAGATTCCTCCCATGTTTTGAGGACACGTTTTGCAAGGTACATGTTGAGCATCTTTTTCGGATCAGATGTCACATACCTGATTTCTGTTTTTCTTGTTTCTATCATAACTAAATAAATTCTTGATTTCTTTGTATTTCCTGCTGGGCATATATCAGCATTTGATGTTCATTTGCAGCCGGCAGATAGATACCAGCCACCGATGCGCTCCAATTACGGAAACGGTCAATGCTCAGGGTCATTTCCCCCGTTGTCAGTTCGGCAGAACTGCGCAAATAAGTTACTTCATTGCCTTTCTTGTTGACCGTCTTTCTCTCAAATAAATCACGGTTGCAAGTCCTCTTATAAAAATCAATTTTTGCTTCGTCGAGACTGCAACCGTACTCACTACCGAAATACCCTAAAAGAAGATGCAAGTAGCTGTTTTGGGCAAGCGTGCGGTTAGGTAGTTTCTTTTTCACTTCCACCACCGCACATTCACTAAACAGCTTGTTTACATACTCCTTGAACTTGGGTATTTGATATTCATTCTTCAAGTCGAACAACATACGCTAAAAAGGCAAATCGTCCTTTACATTGCCATTAGCATCAACCGGAGGCGGAAAGTTCTGCGGCTGTTGCTGATAAGTCGGTTGTGGCGCTGGCTGTTGTATCGATGTTGTCTGTTGGGATTGAGATACACCGCCACGCGCTTCTATTTTATAGCATCGAATGGATACCATACGTTTGAATTCTCCGTCTTGATTCGTCCAAGAACGCCCTTGTAAGACAAATGATACAGTAACAACATCATCCTGATTAAAGCGGTCAAGTTCTGTACACTTGTCACCCGAAAACTCTAAGGGAATAATGTTCTCATACTCGCTACGCTCTCCCGTATAAGGGTCGTAAGTGGTAGCATCTAAAATAAACTCCCGTTTTGTAAATGAGGAACCACCGTTTTTGGATGGTATTTGAACAGTTTGTCCAATTTCGATTATCCGTCCGGTTATTTGGTTTGCCATTAATTTTCTCCTCCAAAAATCTTTTAATTAATATTTCCATATAAATCCATACGAAGTCTTACTTCTTCCACAGCAACAATTTTGAATAGGTGAACTTTGGAATCCGTTACTTACCGCTGCTGATTTCAACGAAGGATATTTCTTAACGAAGTCACCAGATTTGGTATATTGATAGACTGGCACACCATTAGCTTTCCCCTTACGCTCTTGGAGCGTTCCATAATTCATATTGTATGAATGTGTACACCATTCAAGATTTTCAACTCTGTTATTGGATTTATTTTCGTCTTTATGATTTATTTGAGTATAGTTATTTGGATTTTGAATGAAAGCTAAAGCCACCAATCTGTGAACGCTATGCGTTTTATGAATGCCATTCTTTGTTAGAACAACAGAACGATACCCATGACTATCAGAAGGCGTTAATATCTTTTCTTCAAAATGTGTTACAGCTCCGTTTCTTATAAATTTTTTAGGCATAGATTTTATTCTGCCTAAAGATGATACCTCATAAAGACCTTCATAATCTTTAATAGGCTTCCAAATTTCACTACTCATTATTTGATATAATTTTGGTATCGGTTATAAGTTCTCTGTTTTCTTCCAAAAACCGGATAAATTCCTCACAATGATTAGTAAGAATAGGAATATCACGTTCAGGATTGAAAACGTATGTTTCCGTATAGGTATCTACCACATAACCGCCTTTGTTGAACTCTACAATGTTATACTCAAATGTCCGTACATCCGAACCGTTCTGCATCAAAGCATAAGGATAAACAAGGTGTTGATGGTGGTCTTTGAACTTCCCTACGGTATAGCTTCCGGTTGTTTTGATGTCGTGGACGCTGGCCGGCATCAGCTCGTCAATTACCCCATAAACCAAAACATTGCCGTATGCGGTTGGAAGAATCGCTTCTACTCTTTGTTGGGTTAATGCGCCTTTGTAGTAGTTGGCAAACTCGCGGCAAAGGTCAATGTGAAAAGTGAAAGTGCGATTGTTGTAAACAGCTTTTATCCCGTAAAGTTTTCCGTCATCGTGATATGCCTTGCTAATTTCCATTATAGAAGATTTACGGTTCTCAATCATACAATCAATGATTTCCCCAAAACACGTTCCTCTATCAGCAGCTTCACTATCGAAAGGTACTCTATTTATCCTATCAATAAGAGATTGGAATTGTTTTTCCCTAAACTCATCCTCATCGCATGGGGGATTATCAGAAAAAGCGTAATATTTTTGATATATCTTATCACTATCTATATAATTTTGATAAGAATCCAGCAACGTTGGGTATATTTTGTAAGATATTTTACTCATTCTTATACCTCCATTTGTAACCACCTGCTGTAAGGAAGCTTCTTCTACCTATACAGCAACTGATAATATTAGCATTGTTAATACCCGTTTGTCTTTCAGCCTCTTTAGCACTTTCAAATGTACTTATTAACGTACCATCCTCTCGACACTGAACAACGGCTTTTGACATCTTCGGGTGATTTATTTTCTTTTTGCTAAACCGTTCGTTTCTTGTTCCGTAATTAGCATTGTATCTCCATGTGCACCATTCTAAGTTAGAAACAGAGTTATTGCTTTTAACCTCATCTTTATGATTTACACATGGTAAATTTTGCGGATTAGGAATAAACGTTTCGGCAACAAGTCTATGAAGAGATTTATATTCAACTTGTTGTTGTTTCCATAGTGATATTCGTAAATATCCACTCCATATTTTATTAGGCTTAATTATCTTTCCTGTTATCTTTCTAAAATTACCATACCTGCTTTTAATAAGCCTATCTAAAGAGCGAACTCTACCAAGGGTACTTACTTGATAGAGTCCTTCATAACCTTGAATGTCTTTCCAAATCTCATTAGGCTGCATCTGAGTATATTTTAGTTTCCTTATTGAATATCAGTCCCAAAGCCTTTACCTTTGCAGCAAACAAACTTCTCGCCATCATCAAAGAACTACCAACATGTTCAAACTCATTAATCTGGGCAGCGAACTCATTAGCGGACTTGGCATCAGTTATAAATTCGATACTTTCTTTGATTTCCCCTATCACCTTATCATACTTTTCCTGTGCCGCTTTCTTCGCTGCAAGCATACCCAAATACGAATTGATTATCTTGGTAGTGATAAAGTCGTTCTTGGCGGTTGGATTACCGTTTTTGTCTAGGATGGTAGGAACCTCCATTACTGAAGGAAGGTTGCAGGTATTCTTACCATCATTTCTTGAAGTTGGGTCAAAAGTGATGGTACGTCTTTGGACGCCTCTTTCGCTTTTCATTTCAAGATAACCGAGCAAATCCAGTTCAGTAACGATAGAGTTGTAGGATTTTTCACGCAAGGCAGGGATAAACACCGTATCATCACCTTCTTTTCTTGTGTCGCGATGGGCAACGAAAATGATGTGCTTGTTAAGCCCCGAGAGTGTTCGTGTCATCCATGAAAACTCCGCATTGATACCGCTCCAATCCCTGATAGACGGTTGGCGGCTGCCACATTTATAAGTAATGATGAAATCCATCATCTTACCGATTGTATCAACTACAATGGTCTGATAAGCAGACAAATCCTCCTGCAAGACCTGTTGAACATCACTCCATGAAGTGACCTGTACAGTATCTATGTTTTCCAAATGCGCCATATTCATACGCTTAACGCCATTATCGAAATCCAATAATAACGGTTTCGGTGCGCTCAATGCCACTGTTGATTTTCCCATACCAGCCTGACCGTAAATCATCATCTTTACAGTGGTAGGAATTACTAATTCATTTGATTTTTTAATAAGACTCATAATCGTAAAATTTAAAGGGTTCATATTACTTTCATTCTATTCAAAAATCTATTGATCGACTCCAAATTGTACCAAATCATTTTTCCATCTTTGGCAAATGAAACCTGGGCGTTATTCCTAAGTTTATCAAGGTAATCAACGCTACACCCCAAATAAGCCATCGCTTCATCCTTATTAAGCCAAAGTTTCTGTACGGATTCAACCTTTCCTCTTTTCATATCATATCTTTCAGAAATTCTATTTTCTCTTCTCTAATCCGTCTTGCCCTACGCATATCCGAATGGAAATCCTGATAAAACGTAATTGAAAACACACATAATAAACAACAGGCGATAACAGAACGGGCTATTGGTGGGAAATCCATAGTGAATTTCATGCCAGCCAAACGCTCATATAGCATGGTCGCCAGTTCTCTTCCATTTCTTACATGAAGAATCTCGAAAGCCTTCTGCAACTGGTTGTTTATTGTGCTCACAGCCCTGCATTTCAAATCGGCTATCTCCTTCTTCTCATACCCTTGTGCATACATTCGTGCCGTAATCTCGCATTCAGGTGTAAGTTCATTAAAAACTCTCCTCATAATCGTGTAAGTCGGCTGATTAATAATTGCGGATAACCTCAATATATCCGGCTTCCCTGTTAGTGTCCACCGAATACAACGTTTGCTCCTTGTCTATTATCCGGTCAATCCTTGCCAACCTGTTAAGATCAGCGGTACACCTGCGAAGCTGTCCGGCAAGCTTGTCGCTAAAGTCAAAGCTGATTCTGTCATTCTTCTTTTTCAGCTTTTTCTTGATTTCTGTTCTTTCTTTCAGTTCTTTTGCCATAAGAATAAAATTTAATTAATGATTCGTGGATGGTAAGGGAATCGAACCCCTCTCAATCGTGCCAATTGGTTGCACAGCACGAAGCTCTAACCGATAAGCTAACCATCCGATTAAAAAAGGTGCACTATCCTCACGGACGGCACACCCAGTACAAACATCAAAATAAAACACGAATATCTAATCTATTATCAGAACAATGCTTTTAACCGCATTCTTGAAATGATCAAACTTCTGTTGCAAATCACTCCAAGATTTATACCATGTTTTTTTCTCTTCAGCTAATTTTTCGTTAGCCTCTTCCAGTTCTTGCACACGCCTTACTAAATCTTCATGCGTCATGCCTCTTAATTCTTCCACTGTCATAATCATATAAGTTTAAAACATCGTTAAAAAGGTAGGAGTCGAACCTACTTCTTGTAAGCCAGATGAATATAGAAATCAGAATATGAGTTAATACCAACAATTAATTGCTTACACGCATTCCAACAATGCTACTTCATAAATTACCGCCCGGCTGGTTTACAAGGTTATTGTGCACTCATACCCATGCGCCTTGTGCCGGATTTGAGGTCTACCTTTTAGCGGTATTACAATTTGTCATTTATTTCAACTCTTTATAAGAGATTCTTATTAGAAAAGCACATCCGGCACATATAACACCCATTATAGTGACAGAGAATATTTTCATAGGACTGTAAGTAGTGATAGCCCCGTAAAGCATACCGGCAGCGCATATACTAACCAATATGGATAAAATGAATTGGACTGTTTTCATAATCGTATAAATTTAAATAAGTACCTGTACCCTAATCGAATAGCAGAACCTTATTTCAGTTCAGTACAGGCTATATTGTCGAAAACAGTACGGACGCCTAACCCGTATGCCCACTGCTCAAAGACGATTCTTTGCGGTGTTTTCTATTAATTGTTAAACATTGCACAGCTCACAAGCTCCAACTTGCTTATGTGCGTTTGTTATCTTTGGTTGGCAAAAACGGCTTATGAATTACACCGTAATTGCTTTTACAGAATTTCAAAGAACTAGTCAATAGTACCCTACCCGATTCTCGCTATCGGTTGCCGTTCAATCCGTCTGTAGGGCTGTCGTGCGTTGCATAATCGTGTATTATGCGTATCGGCTGATACCTTGTACCCGGCATAGAGCATCGTAGTCCATGCCATCATCTTCACAAGTTTCAAAACCTTTTAAGGCATCTTCCAAACTGTCTATCTCATCCGTTATCAACTGGATAGCTTCTTTTTTGCTATCAGCATTGAACATCAGGCAGACAGCCTCTTCATCATTGTTATGGGCAGCCTCTAAATCTTTATAAAGGCTATCCAACTGCTGGTTAATCGTGTAAGCATTCATATCCATATCTTTTATGCGATTGACATCAGATTAGCTTTCTTGAAGCATCTGAATTCTTGGCGTTCAGTATCATAGTAAGTCTGGACGGTATCATTCTTTTTTCTGTTGTCAGTACCAGTGATGGCAGGCATCAGCTTTTCATTTAGTGTACCGTATGCCTCACGAACGGAACCGTCCACTTTTTTGAAGTAGAACTTCACTATCTTCTTTTTCATCTCACCTTTCAACTTCAAATTAGCCCAAGCGACCTTCATTGCTTCGCTCATGGTGTAGCCATTACGCTTAACGAACTGCCAAGCAAGGCTCATTACTTCGTGTAAAAATTCTCTTGTTCTCATAATCGTGTATTTTAATATGTTTATACTATTTATATAGTGCAAATCAATTATCATATTTGTACCATGATTGTTTGATGATGCAAATGTAATCAAATATATTACAAGTAATACTTTTAGATTACACTATTATATCTTATTAACACTTTTGATATTACATACTAATTTCTGCTAATAGAAAACCTTTAATAACTTTATTATATGAAAATCAATAGATTAAACATTGGAGAAGAAGTCCGCAAAAAGGTAGAAGAAAGCGGATTATCAAAGGCTAAATTTGCTGAATTACTGGGTATTGCAAGACAAAACATAGAAAAAACAGTATTTCAGAAACATAGTCTTGATACTGATTTGCTATGTAATATTAGCGAGGTATTGAATTGTAATTTTTTCGATTACTATAAATCGGATAGTCTATGTAATAACAGTGATTACACGGTGCAAAAAGAAATTAAGGCAACATTGTCTATAGAAATGGGCAGTGAGAAGAAGGAGCAGGTACTTCGATTTGTGTTTGGTGATAATAATATTGAAATTTTAAATAAGTAAGTAAGATAACATGAAGCATTGGGAACGTTGGATAATTTATCCATTATTCGTCATAATAGCAATTATTTCATTGGCTTCATTATGTCAAGAACATCCAAGAACTGCTGGATTTGATTACATTGGAGTAATAGTGGGAATACTTACTTTACTTGTCACGGCGCTAATTGGAGGACAGGTCGTAAATTATCTAACTTTTGAGAATAGAATAAATCGTAAAATAAAAGACGCTAAGGAAAAAACTAAAAGTGAAGTTGGAGAAGGTATAAATGATGTATTATATCATAATATGTATTTGACATTCTTTTTTCAAGGCATAACAGAATTAAGAAATACACAATGCGAAGCATCTTTGTATCATTTATTCAAGAGTATAGAGTGCTTAATGAAAACAAGCATAGATAGAGATAAAATAGACGAAATTATTATGAAAATAAAAATAATAGAAAAAAACTACCCTGCTACAAAGATAACTCAGAACGAAGCTAACGAATATATAGAAATAATAAAAACGGTAGAGCACAAGGAAAAGGAGAATATTATTGCTTTTCTAGAAAACATCAAAATAACGACGCCATGAGTTTCAACCAATACACATGGGACCTATATAAACAGACCACAATCGGAATAGAGATGATAAAATACTTTTCCGATGCGGGAGGATATGTTTTATTCAAGGATTATTGTCCGTACGCTAATTTCATACCAGAAGATTTATATAACGATTGGTTGGAGAATATATATTGCTACGGTGTATCAGATTATGACCATCCCAGCTCATTGGAAGAAGCAAAAGATTTATACATTTCACTTATCACATTAGGCATAAGGGTAGAAGGGCAACAATGGCTTCCTGCTAACGACTTCAAGAATATGCTTGGGATTATCCAGCCGATGTCCTATGTCTTATCACAGTTCGCCCCAGAATATTTCTTCCCGTACCTGTTCCTTTGCCGAATATTCGAGCTGAATAAAATAGCGGATTTCTTTAACATAGACCTCCCCAATATTCCCAAAAGAACTGATTACAAAGGAAGGTGCATGTATTATTGGGAACTTTGCGAGGTGTTTTATTTGTTCAGAAAAGAAAATGGACTATCTCCAGCAGATCTATGGTCTTTCCTATACGACTTCGCACCCAATAATCTCCCAAGCGAGAAAATAGACATGCCCAAACCGTCACAAGTCTGGTTCATTGGCGGCAGGTTATACCAAGAAGATAAATCCTTAGAATCGAAATTCTGGCAGTCAAGCCCCGAAACAAAGAAAGGGGATATTCTTGTTCATTACGAAACGTCCCCAATCAGTGCAATCACTTGCATAGAGATATCGCTTACGGATGGCGTAATAGACCCTCTATTCCGATACTACGGGTGTATCTATATTGGGAATAGAATAAATATTCCTCACATTACTTTGAAAGAACTACAAACTGATGAATATTTTTTCAAACACCCACTTGTTAGAAAAAACTTTCAGGGAGTAAATGGTTGGTCGGTTAACAGTGAGAACTATTCAGAGTTACTTCGGATGATAAAAACAAAAGGATTTGATATAGAGGTTTTGCCAAAATTGTATGCCCCAACCTTGCCCAAAGACGTAATTATAGAGTACGAACATGATGTAGAACAGCAATTGCTGGAACCATTGCTTAACTCTATGGGATGGTATGAAAACAAAGACTTCATCCGGCAGTTACCAATCCAAGCAGGGAGAGGACATAGGATATTCCCAGATTATGCGTTACATTATGGCAATAAACCAAATGAGGAAAGGGCAAAAGTGTTGATTGAAGCCAAGCTGTGTATGAGGAATAACAAGGAAAGAGAAGAAGCATATTTGCAAGCGCGCTCATACGCCCGATTACTTAATTCTTCTGTGATTGTTTTATGTGATAAGGATTACCTGATTGTTTATGAGAAAAAAGACAGCTTCGACCGGGACAGATACAAGAAATACTGTTGGGGAGATTTTGAGAATCCAGATACTTTCAACGAATTAAAGAACAAACTAAATATTTGAAATTATGAAAAGAGGAATAATACTATTTTTTTCTTTTTTATTTTCTTGCTTGTTAAATGCTCAACTTTCCATTCAGCAAGATACTATAAGATATGTTATGGCAAATCTAAATTTGAGAGAAGCTCCTAATACAACCTCTGCTATTATTACTCAAATACCTAAAGGCACTCAAGTTACCATAGATGAAGACTGTGAATGTAAATGGATTCCGGTAAACTATAATGGATACATAGGATATGTTTCGACAAAATACCTTTCAAAAGAAAAAATTGAATGTACTACTACATACAATAACAGTACATCTATTAAATATTATACAAATTCAAAGGGAGAACGAGTACAATCTCCAACTTATTATAATTCCGCGCCTCCTGGAGCAACAGCTTTATGTAGAGATGGAACATATAGTTTTAGCAAAAGCCGTAGAGGAACATGCTCACATCATGGTGGAGTTGCAAAATGGCTAAAATAACAAATTAGACACACAAGATTATGATTGACTTTCTAACCATCATACTCCTAATATTCGGAGTTTTACAAATTATTCTCTTCTTCAAAGTATGGGGAATGACAAACGACATCAAAGATATAAGGAACAAGTATCTCAAAGACGAGGATGAGAAACAAAGAAAAAACACAGAGCATGACGCTATAACCAAAATAAGTGGCGGTTCTAAACCAACGATATAAGCCGGGCATCATTCCCCGGCTTTTTCTTTTCCAAACAGATAGTCAATCACTCTCCTATTGGCATCATCCACCTTCTTCTGATCGAATTTGATATAGATACTAGTAACATCAGAACCAATCTCATGTCCTAAACCGGCAGATATAGTTTCTTTAGGTATATCAAGTTCCGCTGCCAATGTAGCCCATGAATGCCTTGCCCAATATGTGGACAATTTTGGGAAAAGAGGATTTCTGATCTTTTTCCCCCTTTTCAAAATAGAGACCTCACCTATTTGTTTCAATGCTCTGTCAATGCTAGTAGTAAAACTAGTATAATTACTACGGTTATCCATAATATTAAGCAAGTATCTATCACCTTTATATTTATCCAGTATAGATTGTGCCTCTGGCTCCACTTTTATAGAAAACAATTTTCCTGTTTTGTGCCTGTAATATTCAATACGCCCATTCATCAGATTATCTTTAGTGAGAAAAAGCAAATCCTCAAGGTTGATGCCTATTAAGTAAAATATAAGCATAAAGATATCACGGTAAAACTCCAAATATTCTTCACATGGATAATTTTTCAACAATTTCAATTCATCAATCGTCAAACTCCGCTTCCTCGTTTGTTCCCTCTTGATTTTAAACTTCCTGAATGGATAAAGAGTTGTCACTTCTTCATCAATAGCATAATTAAAGACAGCCCTGATGTTTTTTAAATGTGTGCCTATATAATTAGTCATATATCCTTTATCCACCAAGAACTGGTTAAAGGATGTCAGCCACTTTCGGTCTATTGTCTCAAAGGTAGGAGCGTCATCAAATTCAACTATCAGTTTCCGTGTATTTATATAATTATCCTTAGTGCTCTTCTTATCCTTCAACGAGATATATTCGTCATAATAACGTAAAAAGTCACATGAAGTAACAGGCTTTAATGAAATAATATTAGAAAGGTGTTCTTTAAGCTGCTTGTCGGACATACCTTTCAGTTTACCCCCCAGCAACAGCAATTCTGATTCTAGGAGATTATATTTGCTACGGAGTGCCATATTCTTCACTTTATAGTTGGGTTCTTTTTTCCCATACTCACCATTATCCCATGTATTAACATTTGAATACATTCCTGACGATATAAAAAAAGCCTTATTATGATATATTCTGAACTTAACAGGATATACATCAGACGAGTTTTTCTTCCTCGTATCCAAGTAAATTGATAATACTGCCAT